CTAGGACGCCAACTAGAAGATGGTGAAGTTGTTGAGATGGACTATGTAAAGACAAATGGACCAGATGCTAATGGTGCAAAGTCTTTTCAGTTCAGTGGTGTTGTATTTGATAATGTAGGACCAATTAGTGTTCAGTTTCTTGTAAGTGGTCTCAAGACTGTATCTAAGTCTTCTGGTGGTGAAAATATCGAGAGTGTAGAGAAGATTAAGTATCTTGCGCCAAAGTATTTTGCTTCTCAGAACAGAGCAGTGACTGGTAGCGACTATGAAGTTATTGCTAGAAATGTTTATCCTGCTATTAGTGACATCATTGTGTTTGGTGGAGAGGATCAGGTTCCTCCATCTTATGGCAAAGTTTTCTTAGCAATTAAACCATCAGATGCATCATTCCTTTCTGCTTTTACGAAAAGGGAAATTGAAACCGCATTGAAAGAATATAGTGTTGGATCTGTTAGACCTGTTTTGATTGATCCATCTATTCTGTATGTTGAACTTGATTCTAAGATCTACTACGACACGAAAGCAACAAATTTACTTGCAACTGGAGTCGCATCTAAAGTATCAAATGCGATTACTGAGTATTTGAAAACTTCTGGAGTAGAAAAGTTCAATGGTAAGTTCAGATATTCTAAATTTACCAGTGTAATTGATGATGCAGACAAGGCAATCAGATCTAACCTAACTTCCATTACACTCAGAAAAGATTTTTATGCTCAGTTGAATTCCACAACTTATTATGAGATCTGTTATCAAAATGCATTTAAGGTTGATTGCGATACACCAGTTGTATCTTCTAGCGGATTTGTAACCCTAGAATATCCCACCTATACTACATATTTGGAAGATAGGGATGGCAAAATTGTCCTATATAGACTAGATGCACTGACTGGTGAAAAAGTTATCTTGAATGATTCTCTTGGTGATGTTGACTATGAAAAAGGTGAAATCAAACTATATGATTTGACTATTATTCAAGGAAGTTTTTCTGATAATCGCATTGAGTTGCGAGTTAAACCAGCGTCAAATGATGTTTCTGTTTTGAGAGAAGCATATCTTGATGTCGATGTAGCTAAGAGTAAATTCGTCGCATATAAAGAGTAGTAGATGCCTAAGACTGCTAACAAAATCTCTCTTTTAGTTGAGAGCCAGCTTCCAGCTTTTATTAGCGATGAGTATGAACTTTTTAGTAAGTTCATACAAAAATATTACGAGCAACTTGAATTGCAAGGTCAACCTATTGATGTTGCGAACAATCTTGCTGTATATCGTAATATTGATTTTTATGAGAGCAATATTTTACGTCAAGAAACACAGTTAGCAGAATTTGCACAAGACACAGACACTACTATCACTGTAGTTGATGCAACTCCATTTCCAGAGTCTGGTTATATTCAGATCAATGATGAGATCTGTTTTTACAAATCTAGAACAGACACACAATTCCTAGAAGTCAGCAGAGGTGTTAGTGGTAACACAACTCTAGGAGATTTGTATTCCGAATCTACTTTTGTTACTACTCAAGCAGCAGACCATGTAAATGGTTCTTCTGTTCTAAACATTAGCAATTTATTCCTATTTGCACTGGTAAAAAGTTTTGAGGCACAGTATCTGCCAGATTTTCCAGTTGCATATTTAAATGAAGGTGTAGACCAAAGAACTTTAATTAAGAATATTTCTGAGTTCTACAGATCGAAAGGAACAGCAAAATCTATTCAGTTTTTGTTTAACTGTCTAATTCCTGATACTTTTGTTCCAACAGTATCATACCCAAGAGAACATACTCTTAAGTCATCAGAATCTACCTGGGTAAACAACTATTCATTAAAAGTCAGTGTTTTATCTGGCAACCCAGAATCATTTATTGGTAAAAAAATTATTCAGAATGTACAAGGCAACTATGCTTCTGCAGTAGTTGACAATGTTTTATATTCTGGCATCTATGATGGAATTGATCTTTATGAGTTGATTCTTGCAGAAGAAACTGTTAACGGTACATTCATAACATCTTCTAAAACAAAACTTACTGAAGATTTTAATAGTGGAGACATTGTAAATGTATTTTCTACTGTAGGTTGGGAAGAGACTGGTAAGTTTTACATCGAGAATGAAATTTTCACTTTCGAAGAAAAAAATGTCAATCAATTCAAAATCAAGACAAGATCTGGAAGTGCTACTTATGCTGCAGGTAGTCTTGTCTACGATGCTGCAGAAGTCACTGTAGATGGGAGTTCTATTTTAATTCTTGGTGTTTTGTATTCTGCAAGTGTAGAAGATGGACAACCATATGCAGTTGCTGGTGAAAAATTAGAAATCTCAAATCCTGGTTTTGTAACTACAGACCCTAAGATTGTTGATTTCCAAAACAATTTGAGATGGAAACTATCCAACTCTAAAGTTTCTGGTCTTCCAACTTTAAATGCTGAGATCTCTGCAATTTTTGAAGATAGCAATGATTATTATATTGCATCTTCTGGATTCCCAGCACATACATTTAGTCTAGATGTTCCAGTAAGAGATCAGCGTCAACTAAGAATACTACCTAAAGTATCATCCGTAACCACAGAGGTTTATAAGACAAATAACAGAGATATTGGCATCTTTGTTAATGGTATCGTTGCTATGAGTGCAAAAGATACTGATAAAGTATATAACGGACCTATTGAAAAAATTGTTGTTGTAAATAGAGGTTCTGGATATGCTAGACAACCTTTTGTTCTGATTGATGGTGTTTCTGGTCTTGCTAGAGCACAAATGGCAGGACAAGTTGTTGAATCTATTATTATAGATAATCCTGGCAATTATAATGTAACTCCAGATATTGAAATTGTTTCTGGTAGAAATGCTGAAGTTACTCCCATCATTACAAATGGTCAGATTACTAGTTTAGTTGTTGCAAATCCTGGTGAGTTTTATTCTTCTCCTCCAGTAATCAGAATTACTGATTTGGCAGGAAAGGGCAGATTTGCTGATTATACTGCTGTTGTTTCTCCTGCGGGACAACTGGTTGATTTTGTTCAAATCAATCCTGGTAGTGGTTATACAATAGAAAACATTAGGATTGATGTAATTCCTGTTGGAAGTGGTGCTATTGCTGAGGCACAAGTAAAATCTTGGACATTTAACAGTTACAAAAAATATCAGTCAAAGTTAGATTCTAATAATGGTTATGCCATTCAGAACAAAGATTTATCTAAAGATTATGGATATGCATACTATGCATCACCAACATCTTTGCGCCAGAATGATACTGGTTTAAATCATTCCCCAATTCTTGGATTTGCATATGATGGTTATCCAATCTATGGTGCATATGGACATTCAAATCCATTAGATCCCAATAGCTCTATTACTCGAATGACTTCGAGTTATTCTAGAAATATTACCAGACCAAATGGTCCTCTTACTACAACATATGCATTAGGAACTTTCTTTGAAGATTATACCTATGTTCATAAGAGTGGATCACTAGATCAAAACAATGGTAGATTCTGTGTTACTCCAGACTATCCAAACGGAACTTATGCATATTTTATCACTATTGATTCTAATGGTGTCCCAGCGTTCCCATATATTCTAGGAGATAACTATTACGGAATTCCTAGAGATTCTAACTACAATCAAGTATTGACACATGCAGATCTTCCAAAGAATGCAGTTAGACTAAGAACATCTGATATTGATGCAAATGGTGATTTGTCTATTGCTGTAATTGATGAAATTACTAGAGGATCTCTATCCAGTGCAGAAGCAGTTCGCAGTGTCAGAAATTTCTCAGTTGGTTCCGAAGTTATTATTGATAATCAGTCAACCAGTGGATCTGGAGCAACCGCAGAGGTTTCTTCTGTCAAAGGTAAGCAAGTTGTCTCAATTGAGTCTCAAATTACAAAAGCTTTACTGATTGATCTTTCCACAACAGCATATTTGTTTGATGGTGATACAATCACCCAAGATGTGACTGGTGCAACAGGTGAGATTGTTGGTGATGTATTTTCTGGTACTCAGGTAGCATTAAGAAATGTCACTGGAACATTTTCCAATGGAGATACTTTATCTTCTAGTACAACTGTACTAAATTTAATTCTTGATCAGGACGCATCATATACTATTGGTTCTACTCTATTTTTGACAGATGGTTTAACTTCTGTCATTGCAGAAGGTGAGGTACTAGAGTCAACATCTTCTAAGAATACAGTAAAAGTAAAACTACTATCTGGTTCTTTTGCTCTAACAGATGGATATTTCCTCAGAAGTTCCAATCTTCTTGACACAACAGGTGCTGTGTTGTTCCAGGTTGGTTCTTTGAGCGAAGATTTGGTAATTTTTACCATCAATCAAAATGTTGCTATTTTGAAAACAGATGCTGATCATGGTGTTGGTATTGGAGACATGATCAATGTCGATATCAATCCAAGTGATACAACAACTACTACACAGTATTATGTAAGAAGTAGAATATACCAAAAAATTAAGTTTGACATCCCAGTTGTTGCAACGGTTCTCAACGATACTGGAATTGGAAGAATTGACATTCTTAATGGCGGACTAGATTACACAGCAGGTACATATCCAGATATCGCTTTGCTTGGAGGATCTGGATCCAATGCAAAAGCAACAATTACAGTTTCTTCTAGTGGCGTAGTAAATTCTGTTGTTATTACTGATAAAGGATCTGGATATACAAAATTTGACAATCTAACAATTGGTGACACTGCTCTTGGAAAAACTGATGTAACTACACCAAAATTACAAATATCTGTTGATCATGTCGGTTTGTCTCTAAATGAGACTAAGGTAAATGTGCTTGATGCAAATGGTTTGACTGATGGTGACAACATTAAGATTGGCAATGAAATTATGTTCATTGTCAATAAAACAAACAATGTCTTAACTGTTCTCAGAGGACAAGATAATACAATTGCACTAGATCACTTTAACAATGCGGTTGTACAGCAATATGGTCCTGGTTTTAGTTTACCAGTAGGATTTGCTATTGGTGCTAGTGCAAATGACCCAGTAATTGAAGAATACAACCCTGTAACTCAAGACGCAGAGGTTGTCTTTGGTTATGATCAAACTCTTAGCACGATTAACGCTATTTCCCTAAGCACAGTATTTTTTGATCAAAGTGTTGATAGAAAACTAGTAAAAATCAAAGAGATTGAAGATCCGATTCAAGTATTTGAATTTTCAGAAGATAATTCTTCTTTCACTAGAAATCCAGTAATTGACATCAAAAACTTTTATAAGTATTCATTCGATGTTTCCCACTCATCGATGAATGGAAAACAGTTTGATATTTCTCCAAGTATCAACTATAACATTGTAACCCCAGAAAAAATTGATTCTGGATCTATTGTTGATATCAAACTAGGATTTGGTTCTAGAACTACACAAAATAATTATCAAGAGAAACAATCTCTGAAGTATTCGAAGTATTACTACTTTGACAAAAATGGTTTTGCTAGATCAGAAACGGGATACTTCAATGTTGTTTCTGATCCACTACAAGGTAACAAAACTGCTTTGTATGTGACACAAAGATCAATTGTCTATAATACTGGCATTAAAGCATCTCATGATGGAACAGGTGACATCAAATACACATCGATGTCAAAATTCTCTATTGGAGAAATTGATACTGTTTCCATTATTAATAGTGGAAATGAATATAGAAAACTTCCGATCGTCTCTGGTGTTGTTCCAACAACATCATATAAAGCAGAAGCTATTGCAGAAATTACTGATGGATCTGTTACTGGTGTTACCCTAACAAGGAATGGATCGAATTATTCAAAACCAAAAGCAATCATTGATGGCAATGCATTATTGGATGTTGTTTTAGATCAAGGAAAAATCACAGGAATTTTAATTACTAATCCTGGAAGTAAATATACAGCAGTCCCAACAATAAAAATTGTAGAGACTGATCTGGAAGTATATCTGTCTGGTGAAGATATTGGTGTTCCCAGAAATGTAAGAATCATTAATAATGGTGGATCTTATCATAATGATAATACACTGAGTTCTACATTCAGATCAAATTACATTTTTAAAGTATCCAATTTTATTCCAAATGCATTTGGAATTGGAGAAACTATCATTCAAACAAATAATGGTGTAGAGACGGCAAGAGCAAAAGTTGTTTCATGGAGAACAGGATCAAATATTTTGATCGTAAAAGATGTTCAAGGATTGTTCCGTGAAAAAATCGAAATTTTAGGTATTTCTAGACGCAACACATGTGTACTGCAGTCTATTGCATATACTAAATTTAATCCTTTAATTAAGACATATTTTGATAATATCGGATCCTTCCAAGATGACCAAGGAATTATTGGTTCTTCTAACCAGAGACTAACAGATTCTTATTATTATCAAGATTATTCCTATGTGGTAAAGTCTACGACATCAATTAACTCATGGAGAGAGTTGATTAAGAAGACTACCCACCCTGCTGGATTCAAACTGTTTGGAGAAGTTTTGATTGAGTCGGATACTCAAGTGCCAATGTCTCCAAATACAAAGACAGTCAACACAAGTATTGTACAACTTTGGGATCCAAACAAAAATAAGATCACTGTTGTTAGCACCAAAAAACATGTTACAACTTCTATTATAAAAACAGAGCAACTAAAAGTTGAAAGAGGTGTTGGATCGATCGGACTGGAAACTTTCAACACCACAGAAATTAGAGCAAAGCAACTATATCTTAATGATCAATTTGATGGTGCATTTACAAATAAGGGAAATCTTGAAGGAAAGACAACCTTTACTTTAGTTGATTCCGATGGTGCAACTATAACTCCATATAATGATCAATCATTAACTATTACTCTTGATGGTATTATCCAAGAACCAGGAAGAGCATATTCTGTAAAAGGAAACAAAATTACATTCTCTGCTCCTCCATTAGGTCCAAGTGTAAAAGATGGACAAAATGTTCCTGGAGTTCTATTCCACTGCAGATTGTTTGAATTTAAGACAGATTCTCTAAATGATCGTTATCTGAAGAAAATCAGAAATATTTTCCAAAGATCTGGAACATGGATTGATGCTGCTAACCAATTGGCAATGAACAAAGCATTTATTCAATCTGAAACTCTTGGTTACATTCAAGACAAATATCCAAATCTTACATGGAATACATTAAGCACTAAGTGCTATAGAGACATTGGATTAGTTATTGAGGCATTAGAACATGATTTGAGATTTGGTGGTAATGGTAAAACAATCGCCGCGGCCGAGTCTTACTTTAATAATGATGTTCTATCTTATATTGATGGTGAATTAGCACCAACTATTGAAGCATATTCATACGCTACTCGTCTATGCAAAATAGCAATGAGAAATTGGGATTTTGTTGATAGACAAGTTTCATGGACTCCTGGTACTAATGAGGTTACCGTAAGCAATTCAGATAATATTGCTATTGGTATGAAAGTAAGTGCTGGTAGAGCATTCCAGGAAAATACCATTGTAACAGAAATTGTAGATGGTAGAACTATTAAAGTAAGTACCACTGCTATTGATGTAGTCGGATCTTTAACGCAAATCACACAAAACACCAATGTGCTTTCTGGAAATTCGAATCCAATTCTTCAAATTGCTCCAGGAATATATTTGCAAATTGAGACAGGTGAAACTTATTTTGCAGCACTTCCAAATACTGGTGTCAATACCAGTGATAATGCTCAGATGACATTTATTATGAGTGGATTGAATACTGGTACATTCTATGATGCATCCACTCTTATTGAAGTAAACAAAATAAACATTCAAAGAGAAGCAGCACACAGAATCTATGATAGGTTCCCCAATTTCACATATCCTGGTGTTCCAGAAGAAGCATATAGATTTAAAGATTCTAGAAGATTAATCTACGAAAACTTACAAGACATTGTAAATCAAACCATTGCTGAATTAGATAGCAAGTATGGTTCTAACTATGCTACTGAAAAGTGTGCTAGAGACCTGAGAATTGTTCTTGCAGCAGTTGCTGAAGATACTGGTAGAGGAGGAAACTCTGCTACTATTGCTGCTACAAACAAATACTTCACAGATCATGATGCTTTAGATGGAGAAAGAACTGAATCGATTTACGGTTTCAATTTTGCAAGAGATCTTTGCATTGAAGCAATTAATAACAGAGGTACAGTACAAGATGATAATATTATCCTTGTTTCCGAATGCACCAATGTAAATTCAGCAATTACAACATTATTTGGCATTCTCACCGATGCATTACAGAATAATGCTGCTCCAACTACTCAGGTCAATACTGGTATTGAATCTTGGGTTAGAGCGGAAGATTTCTGTTTCAGAGATACTGGCATTTTAGTCGATGCAGTAGTTTATTCTTTGAGATGGGGTGGAAATCAAAAGGTCATTGAATTTGCTAATGCATACTTTAATAACTATAAACTAAATCATGTTAAGAATGAGTTAAATGAAACTGTATATGCATACAATGTTGCTCGTGATTTAATGATTCTTGCAATGAGAAATGAAATTGCTGGTTCTACGATCATTGCTCCCGTAAAAGATCCTCTTGTTAGAATTGATACCGCAATTCCTTATTGTGCTGAAGTTGAAAGTGCTATTACTAATTATGCCTCTATTGTTGAATCCATTCTAGAAGGTGGTCCAAACAGAATTGATGTTACACCAGAAAATCAAAATCCAACTGGATACTGGACATCACTGTCAACTTATACAAATAAAAACATCTTACCAGATCCATTGCTGGTCAATGGAACACTAAGTGAGTGCGAAGAAGTCGCTTCAGCACTAGATTCTTTGTATAGCAATTTGCAACAAACGCTAATCACTGGTCCTGGTTCTGTTGAAGTATCAAACCCAGATTATGTTGACAATGAAAACACAGTGTTTGATTTGTATTATGAAGATGGTTCTGCAGTTGTTACAGATAAAGATGAAAACCTGTTCATTTCACTAAGTGGTATTTTGCAGCATGATGGTGCATATTATATTGATAAAACAACTACACCAAACAAAATTGTTTTTGACGGAGCTCCAATCTGGAACCAAAGTGAGAATACTAAGACTGTGCAAGAACCACTTGCAGTCGAAAATATTGCTATTCATAGCGTAGGAAACTACATTAGATGTAAGTTAGATACTTCTGGAATTTTAGATGGTTCTGCTGGTCCTTTCATTATTCTCAGAAAAGATAATGATGAAGTGCAGAATGTTGATGATGCTAATTATATGTTTGTCTTTGTTGATGGTATTTTACAAAGAACGGACTCTTATAGCATTAATGGACCTGCTTTAAGATTTACAAAAGCTATAAATGATCAAAACAATGTTGAATTAATTTTGCTATATGGAAGAGAACTGGATCAGACGATTACTCTTCATGATTTTGAGTTTAATACCTATTTGAACCGTCTCACCCTGACCATTTCCGATACTGCTCCAAATACATTTGTTTCTTTATTTACTTGGTTTAACAATAACTATGATAAAGAGACATTTGTATATCAAAAAGATGGTTCTATCAAACACATGATTGGTAAGATCAAGAGAATTGAAAGAACATCTGATAGGTCTGTCACATTAACAGTTGCTGGACAAAACCCTGTATTCAATGGATCTGAGTCTGTCTTCTTCTCAACTGATTATGTAATGTATAATGACGAGATTCAATTAAGCAATTTGTCATCCACCCTTAATTACCAATTGGATGAATTTGGAAATAGAAGAATGCAGAGAGACTCTTCTGCATGGTTGTATGACAGCGTAAAGGCAGATGAATCGTTCTATGTTCAAAGAAACTTACTATCAAATTTAAATGCTGGTGATCGCATCAAAATTGATGGTGAAAAAGATTTCAGACAGATTAAAAAACTTCCACAGTATGTAAATCCAAAAGACTACAGATCTGGTTATGAAGTTACATCTTCTTACTATGGTTCTGTGACTACAACTAATTACAATGGAAGCACTAGAGGAGTTGGACTAAGTGCTGTTGCTGTTATGGAAACAGACATCAATGGCAATTTGACTGGTAGAGTTTCTGGGGTTGAATGGAATAGAAAAGATCTTCAACTATATTATGACCAGGGCATTATTCAACCAACAACAGCATATGGATATGATACAGCACCAGTTTTACATTTTCTCCCTGTAAATCAGCAGGGTGGTGGTGCAAAAGCAAAGGTTATTGTATCTAAAGGACAAATTATTGATATTGTTCTTGTAGACCAAGGTGAAGGTTATACAGAAGCTCCAAAAATTATTGTCAGCAGAAAGTATGATCTAATTAAAGGAAATTCCAGAAAAGTTGACTCTTTTGTAACACTAGGTTTTGCAAATCAAGTTACTAAAAAATCTCCAGTAAATATCTCATTTGTTGCAGAATTTTATACTGGCATTGAATCTCTATCAGCATTTGCTGCTCAGATTACTGTTCCATCAAATTCTCCTAAAGTAACTTTACATATTGAGAAGGATGTTGAGTTTAGATCTACCTTCCAAGTTTCTAAACAGGTTACAGTATTCAATCCAACATCAATCGGAACATCTCCAGTTCCAACAACAATATCTGCTGGAAGTGATGCACACATTCGTTACTTCAACATTGATAGATCTATTGAGTCTCAACCAGTTCTCACTCCGATTGTGGAGAAAGTTCTTGCTGTAGAGACTGGTATCCTAGACACTACAAATCCAATTAACCGCGTCAGAACTTATTCTTCTGGTATTGCTGGTGCTGCAATTCCTCAGTGGAGACCATTCCAAGATACTGGAAACATTCTATCTACTGGTGGTCAACCTATCACTGGTTATACAATTGAAGAGTTAGGTCAGTATGGATTTACTATTGAAGATTTTAGTAACGCTACTGGACACTTTATTAATGGTGTTAAGTGGAATCTGGCAAGTCCTAGCATCAACAACTACCTAGTTGAGATGCAAACATCTCCACTCCCAGCACAGGGTGATTTTACTCCTGTTTTGTTGGATCAGTCTGTAGTTTCCTCTTCTGGATATCCAGATCCTACTCCAGATGGATACTATGTCATTAGCAATGGAGTCATTTACATCTATGTTTCTGTTCCAGGTGGCGTTACAAATATCAATGATTTCCGTGCCAGTATGACTGGATCAGACATTTGGGTTGAATGGGGATTTGGTCATTATATTGGTGGAAGATATAATGATGGTGGTTTAACTGGATTTGCAACATCTCCATATGAGCAGAGAATTTCTGCAGGTCAATTTGACTTGTTTAATGATGGATCTCAGGCAGGAATTGTTTTAATTCCTAATGAATCTTTGCCTGATGGAATCGGTAAATTTAGAAAAATTGGTAACTATGACACGACTTTTATTCAATCTGGAGAAGTCATCTATTGCGAAACATCTAAATTACCTGCATCAGGAACAATCCTTATCGGAAGAGAACAGATTAGCTATACGAGTAAGCTATCTGATCGTTTACTGAATTGTACACGAGGAGTCAATAACACTCCAATCGAGGTACACACTGTTGGGGCACTAATCAGATTGCTCCCATAAATAAATATAAATAACTCGGATTCAGCGTTACTATACAGAGACCAGTGCTATGGCAGCTATCATTTCGGAAAAGTTTAGAATTTTCAATGCGAAGCAATTCCTAGAATCCTTAAGCGAAGGCGCTAACGATGCAGATGCTGCTCGTACAAGGATGTATTTCTTCGTTGGAAGATCTGCAAGGTGGGACGCCTATGTGGAAATTTTCAATATCAATGGATCATTTAGTTCTGGAGAAACTGTCTCTGGTGGCGGTTGGTCCGCAACCGTTGCAGAAGTAAACGAGAATAGTCTTCTAGTTACCAATGTTCTTCCAACTGCAACAACTACTCCTGCATTTGGCACAACAATCACTGGTGCTACATCTAGTGCAACTGCTAAGTCTGGTGCATATAGATACGCTACAGAAGAAGCACCACCAACACCTATTGATAACTATTCCGAGAAACTAGCAATTTATAATGAACTGATTGCTGCCAAGAGAATCACTGCTCCATTTGCAAGACTAGTTGTACCCCGTTACAACTGGAATTTGACTCTGAATCCAAAGTTTGATATGTATCGTCCAAACTATGCACCAACTCCACAAGGTGGTGGTGCTATTGGTAAGGACACTGCAACTGGTCAATCTAGTCTTTCTGAAGGTAAGTTCTATGTAATGAACCAACAGTATGAAGTTTTCAAGTGTCTCTACAATGGTGAGAGTGCTGCAAATCCAACTGGTCAGAATGCTACTTACGAACCAAAGTCACAACCATCTACTGGTCAGGGTTCGTTTGCAAATGGCATCTATACTGAACCTGCTGGATCTGCAGGATATATTTGGAAGCATATGTTCACCATTCCTACTGGTGATGTTCTAGCATTCCTCTCCACAGACTTTATGCCTATTGTTGAGTCTACAGAACTCAGCAGAACACAAGTCGAAGCACTTGCTGTTGATGGTGCTATCCATGTTGCTGTTATCAAGAATGCAGGTGCTGGTCTACCTGCCTCTACAACCCTTTACACTGGTGTTAAGGGCGACGGTAGCGGAGGAGTTGTAAAACTCACCACAGACGCTTCTGGTAGCGTTACAAGCGCAACAATGCAAGCGGTTGGTTCTGGTTATACATACGGCAACCTGACCCTAGTAACTGGTCAAGTATTTACTGATTCTGGTTTGACTGCAGCTGCAGGTGCTTTTAGTGGTACTGCTGCTATCGAACTTGTTATTTCTCCACGCGGTGGACATGGTTCTGATGCTGAGAACGAAATGTTTGCTAAGAGAATCATGACCAATATTCGCCTCACCTATGATGAAGGTTCTGGCGACTTCCCAGTTGACAATGATTTCCGTCGCATCGGTATCATTCAAGACCCATACAATTATGGTACTACAGATTTTGCTGATTCTGCAACTCTGCGTGGTACTTCTGCAATTGTTATCACTGGAGCAACTTCTGATTACACAGTAGACGAAGATATTTTCCAAGCAGTATCTGGTGGTACTGCATACGGTAAGGTAGTTTCCTGGGATTCTTCTACTGGCGTACTTAAGTATTATCAATCCCCAGATCTACACACCGACTCTGGTGTTGTTAGAGCATTTGAATCTAATGGTTCAAACGCAATCGTTGGAGCATCTTCCACGACATCTGGAAATGTAGATATTGCAGAGAACGGCACTGTGTCTGATATTGCATTCACAGGTGGTCTTGCACTCCCAGAGATTGAACCAAACTCGGGAGAAATCGTATACATAGAGAATAGAAGACAGATTACAAGAGCTGCTGACCAAATTGAGGACATCAAGCTGGTAATCGAGTTCTAATTACGAACACCCTAGAGACTGGTTGAGATGCCTCAAAAGACTAATCTAAACGTAGCACCATACTACGACGATTTTGATACTGATAAAAATTTTTATAAGGTTCTTTTCCGTCCTGGGTACGCTGTCCAGGGAAGAGAGCTTACTCAACTTCAGTCGTTGTTACAGAACCAAATTGAACAATTTGGTAAGTACGCATTTAAGCAAGGCGAATTAGTAATTCCTGGTGAGGTTGGTTTTAATACCAAACTTCCATTTGTAAAACTGTCTTCCGTATCTGAAATTCCTGTTAACCAGGATGGTCAGATTGTATACAAAAAATATGACATAACTCAACTGATTGGCAGAAAAGTTAGAGGTCTAACTTCTGGTGTAATCGCAAGTGTTATCTCTTCTGAAATTGCTAATGATAATGAGTCCGATGTCCTGTTTGTAAATTATACAAACAGTGGTGATGCTGGAAATGAAGACACCTTTAGACAAGGTGAAACTCTAGAGGTAGTGGATGGTGTTAATACTCCATTGATGGTTGTTGGAACCGATGGTAGCGTCCTCCCAACATCTATTTCAGTAACCAATCCAGACACAGGTGAAGTATCTAATTTAGATAGTCCTGCAATGGGATATGCTTCTGCTGTAAAAGTGGAAGAAGGCATTTATTTTGTAAATGGGTATTTTGTTAGAAACAGTGCTCAATTATTAATCATTAATAAGTATTATAATAAACCATCTACAAAAGTTGGATTTAAAATTGAAGAGAAGATTGTAACTCCAGAAGAAGACTCTTCTCTGTACGATAATTCAATTGGTTCTTCTAACTATTCTGCACCTGGCGCACATAGGTTGAGCATTAATCTCAATCTAATTTCTTACAGCTTAGATGAAAAGACTGATAATAATTTTATTAAAATTCTATCCATCAAAAATGGATCGATTCAGTCTCAAGTGTCTCAAACTGATTACAATCTGTTAGAGCAAACCCTAGCAAGAAGAACTTATGACGAATCTGGTGATTATGTTGTTGATAATTTTTCTCTTGATGTAAGAGAATACTATCAGAAAAATGGAAACCTTGGTGTTTATCCTCTTGATTCGGACGGCACTGTTAATGGTTATAGTGAATCCGATGCATCTGATAGATTAGTTGCTAGCATTGGTCCTGGCAAAGCATATGTAAAAGGATACGAGATTGTTAATAAAGAAACAAAATACATAGAGGTCAATAAAGCAAGAGAGACTCTTGATAGAGAAGACATTAGAATCAAGACTAAAGGACTTCCAACTTATAGTATTACAAACACATATAATAGTGTACCTCTCAATGCAGAAGGAAGTGAACTAACAGCATATCCAGATGTATATCTTTCTGCTGCATTCAACGATGGATCTCTTGGTCTGAATAACACCGAAGCATCAAATGCAGTCAAACAGACTCTTTCTAGAAGAGGTACATTCTTTGATATCAACCAAGGTATCAAAACAATCTATCTTGCGATTGAGAACAACTATGCAACTACTGTTGCTGGTTTGACTGGAGACAACTTTGTTTCTGAGATTGGCACCCTGTGGTTTGTACAAGCAAGAAACACTGATGAGACTCCATCTGTTGTAAACACAGTATCTGTAATCTCATTTGCTAGAGTTCCTAGAATTGAGATTAATAGTGACCCAACAGTCACATTCCTAGAACTTACAATCACTGCCCAGAAAGATTATCTGGACAACTTCATGATTGAATACGATGAAGGTGATGCAAACAAAAAGAGATATCTCTATTATTCCAAGT